GGGTTCAAACGTGGCTAAGCTGATCACAATCGATTTTGAAACGTACTACGACAGCGACTACAGCCTGACCAAGCTGAGCACCGAGCAGTACGTCAACGACGACCGCTTTGAAGCGATTGGCTTTGCGTACAAGATCGACGATGCGCGTACGGTGTGGAGGTCGGGTCCGCCGAACCACCTGCGAGACACCCTGCGTAGCCTGCCGTGGGCAGACTCGTTTGTGCTGGCGCACAACACCATGTTCGATGGTGCCATCATGTCGTGGAAGTACGGCGTCAAACCCAAGGGCTGGTTGGACACCCTGTCGATGGGCCGCGCCCTTCACGGCGTTGAAGCTGGGGGCTCCCTCAAGGCGATGGCCGAGCGGTACGGTGCGGGCGTCAAAGGAACCGAGGTGCTGGATGCCAAGGGCAAACGAACCCACCAGTTCTCCCCCTCCCAGCTTGTGCAATACGGCGAGTATTGCAAAAACGACGTGGAGCTGACGCACACCATTTTCCACAAGATGATGACTGCAGGCTTTCCGCCCATCGAACTCAAGCTGATCGACCTGACGCTGAAGATGTACGTGGAGCCCGTACTCAGGCTGGATGACCGGGCGCTGGAGCTGCACCTCGAAGACACCGCTGCACAAAAGCAGGGGCACTTGGTCAACGCACTGAGCGCGATCGGCCGTAAGGACTTGGCCCTCAAGCAAATCCTCGGGGATGAAGAAACCCGTGCGGGCATCCGCAAGGAGCTGATGAGCAACCCCAAGTTCGCTGCCATCCTTGAAGCTCTGGTTGATGAGGAAGGTAAGCGTGTGGTGCCCAACATCCCGATGAAGATCAGCATGACCACAGGCAAGGAAACCTACGCCTTTGCCAAGAGCGATGAGCCGTTCAAGGCCCTGCTGCAGCACGAGGATGTGCGGGTGCAATCACTGTGCGCTGCGCGTCTGGGTACTAAATCCACGCTGGAAGAATCACGCACACAGCGGTTCATCGACATCGGGCGGCGTAACGGGGTGTTCCCCGTGCCGCTGAAATACTATGCGGCCCACACAGGGCGCTGGGGTGGCTCGGACTCTGTGAATCTGCAGAACCTGCCAAGCCGTGGGCCCAACGCAGGCAAGCTCAAGAAGGCGATCCTCGCCCCCGAGGGCTACGTGTTCATCGATGCGGACTCTTCGCAGATCGAAGCGCGGACGCTGGCGTGGGAGGCTGAGCAGGATGACTTGGTGGAATCGTTTGCAAGGGGCGAAGATGTTTACAAAATCATGGCGGCAGCTATATACGGCAAGGCTGAAGAAGAGATTACGAAAGAGGAAAGATTCGTGGGTAAGACTACGATTCTCGGCGCAGGGTACGGGATGGGTGGTCCGAAGTTCCAAGCTCAGCTCAAAACATTTGGTACTGACCTGTCCACCGATGAGTGTGCGCGTATTATTTCGGTCTATCGTTCGCGCTATCCAAAAATCCCGCAGCTTTGGCGGGAGTCGCAAGAAGCCTTGAGGTGCATGACACGGGGCCAGACCATGAAGCTATGCCACAACGGCCTGCTCACGGTGGACGACAAGGGTATCCTGCTGCCCAACGGCCTGCACATCTTCTACAACGGCATCCGTGAGGTGGCTGATGCAGAAGGCAAGCGGCAGTTCGTGTACGACACCCGCACCGGACCCAATAAAATTTATGGTGGCAAGGTCGTTGAGAACTTCACACAAGCCGTGGCGAGGTGTATCATCGGGGAACAAATGCTGAAAATCGCCAAACGGTACAAGGTTGTCCTTACCGTGCATGATGCCATCGGTATCATTGCGAGGCGGGAAGAAGCCGATGAAGCACGTGCTTATGTGGAAACCTGCATGCGTTGGGTTCCTGTGTGGGCTGAAGGGTTGCCTGTCAACTGCGAAAGCGGCATGGGCGACAGTTACGGTGATTGCTAAGGAACCAAATGCCCACCATCCCAGCATGGAGCTTCAGTAGCCTGAAGACCTTCACGACCTGCCCCAAGAAGTTCTACCACGCCAAGGTGGCCAAGGACGTGAAGGAGCCGGAAGGCGAAGCTGCCATGTATGGCAAGGAGGTGCATTCCGTTGCTGAGTTCTACGTGCGGGATGGCACCCCTATACCCGCCAAATACGATTTCATCAAGCCCGCGCTGGACAGCCTCACCAAGATTCCCGGCGATAAGTACTGCGAATTCAAGGTGGCACTGACGGAAGCCTTGGAGCCATGCGACTTCTTTGACAAAGAGTGCTGGTTCCGTGGTGTAGCTGACCTGCTGATCGTCAACGAAGAAAAGGGCGAGGCCCGGGTCATTGACTACAAGCTTGGTAAATCAAAGTATGCAGACCTTGGCCAGCTTGAATTGATGGCGCTGGCCGTGTTCAAAATCTTCCCCAAGATCACCGTGGTCAAGGGTGGATTGTTGTTCTTGACCGAGGGCAAATTTGTCCCTACAGTCTATGAAGCGCAGCAACAGCATCGGTATTGGGGCAACTGGATGCCAACGATCACCATGCTGGAAGGCGCGTACAGTTCAGGCGTGTGGAATGCAAAACCCAACGGCCTGTGCAAACAATACTGCTGGGTGACATCATGCACCCATTGTGGAAGGAAGTGATATGCCATTCGTAAACAAACCAAGACCGTATAAGAAAGAGTACCAGCAACAACTGGCACGTGGAGAGAGTGAAGCAGATGCAAGACGCAAAAGAGAAAACGCCCGGGACCTGTATGACCGAGAAGGTATCGACCGCAAGGGCAAGGATATTGACCACAAGCGCCCACTATCTAAGGGTGGCAGCACCAACAAAAGCAACCTGCAGCTCAAGACCGCTGCAGCAAACAGGTCGTTCAGTCGCAACAGCGACCACACCGTGAAAAAGAATAAGCCCAAGTAAATTCGCAATACGCAGCCCGTCAGGTATGAGTGGGGCTGTGGGGGTGTTTCAAGATTTGAACCCTTAAACCGTACCAGTCAAAAGCCCTAAGTTCCTTTCGTTCTGGGATGGTTTGACCGAATGGCACCCGTAAGGTGCCAACCTCAGACCTGAACGTGGATTCCACTTTCAGGATATTCTGCATTGGAGAACACATGGAAATCATTCAAGGCAAGGCTTTAAAACTGCGGCTCAAGAATCCGCATAAGGTCTTGAGCGTCATCCCCAAAAGCGCGTTGGTCGAAGACGGCCCGGTCAGCACGGTGATGGTTCACTGGGGGCTGGAAGAAGCACAGGTTTTGAAGAACCTCAAGATCAAGAACGTGCCGTCCCCCATCATCGCCAAGTACGGCTGGCCCGGTATCTACGATCCGTTCGTGCACCAGAAGCAGACCTCTGCTTTCCTGACCCTGCACCGCAGGGCGTTTTGTTTCAATGACCCCGGCACTGGCAAAACCATGTCTGTCACATGGGCCGCAGATTACTTGATGAACCTCAAGCAGATCAAACGGGTGCTGGTCATCTGCCCCCTGTCCATCATGCAGTCCGCATGGCAGGCCGACATCTTCAAAGCCGCGATGCACCGCAAGGTGGGCGTGGCCTACGGCAGTAAGGAGAAACGCATCAAGATCATCAACTCGGATGCGGAGTTTGTCATCATCAACTTTGATGGCATCAGCATTGTGGAAGACGAGATCGCCGCTGCCGGGTTTGACATGGTGGTGGTCGATGAAGCGAACGCATACAAGACTGCATCTACTGCCCGGTGGAAGTCGCTCAACAAGATCATCCAGCCCAACACGTGGTTGTGGATGCTGACAGGCACCCCCGCCTCGCAGTCCCCTTTGGATGCCTACGGTCTGGCCAAGATGCTCAACCCATCGGCCGCGCCGCGCAGCTTCACACTGTACCGAGATCAGGTGATGAACAAGATCACGCAGTTCAAGTGGGCACCGAAGAAGGAAGCCCAGCAAATTGTCAACTCCCTGCTACAGCCCGCCATCCGATTCACCAAGGACGAATGCTTGGACCTGCCGGACCTGCTGTACACCGAGCGTGAAGTGCCCCTGACTACGCAGCAGATCAAGTACTACGAGAAGCTCCGCAAGGTCATGGCCATGCAAGCTGCCGGGGAAGAAGTCACTGCGGTCAACGCCGCTGCCAAGCTCAACAAGCTGCTGCAGATTGCGTGTGGCGCAGTTTATTCCGATACTGGCGAGGTGGTTTCGTTTGACTCCACCAACCGCATGAGCGTGCTCAAGGAGGTGATCGAGGAGTCCAGCCACAAGGTGCTGGTGTTCGTGCCGTTCCGGCACACGATCGAGATTCTGTACGAAGCACTTCGTAAGGATGGCATCACTGTGGAGGTCATCCACGGCGGGGTATCCGCAGGGCGGCGCACGGACATCTTCAAACGCTTTCAGGAGACTGACGACCCACGAGTGCTGGTCATCCAGCCCCAAGCTGCGTCACACGGTGTCACTCTGCACGCGGCCAATACCGTGGTGTGGTGGGCACCCATCACCTCATACGAAACCTACGCACAGGCCAACGCCCGTGTTCACCGTGCCGGGCAAAAGAACAAGTGTCTGGTCGTCAAGCTCCAAGGAAGCCCAGTGGAGTCCAAGCTGTACCGGGCACTGGAGTCTAAGGAAGAAGCGCAGTTCAGCCTGATGGAACTGTACCGAGAAACTTTTGCGGAAGGAGTTGAAAATAAATCTTGACTCACCTTTACAAGATAAAGATTACTGTGTATGATTACCCAAAACAACGAAGGAAAGACCATGAGCATAACCGCAGACAAGCTTGTCAATGTCTACATAAAGATGCGTGACAAGCGAGCGCAGATCAAAGCTGCGTTTGAGGAAGAAGACGGCAAGATCAAAGAGCAGATGGACCTCGTCGAGTCCAGCTTGCTTGAGGTTTGCAAAGCAACAGGTGCCGACAGTATCAAGACTGCACACGGCACCGCAATCAAATCAGTGCAGACGAGGTACTGGACTGGAGACTGGGCAGCAATGCACAAGTTCATCCGGGACAACGATGCGCTTGATCTCGTGGAGCGCCGCATATCGCAGCTCAACATGAAAAACTTTCTACGTGA